ATGCGCAAGGCAGCAGGATTACCTGTTGTGGAAAGCCGCAATGCAGAAGGCAGTGAATACATTGACGAACTAGTGGGCAAGATTTTGGCATTAGAGAAACCAGGTATGAGCACAGACTCAGATAACGATGATTTCTACAAAGCTGTATACGACGAATTAATCGAAATAGGCATGACCCCAAAGGCAGCTCGTTACAAAATCAACTACGACGAAGACTTCATAAGTGACGTAGCATCAGCATATCATCACTTTATGAAACACCCTGAAGGTAATGAAGGCATGCTAGACGAAGTTGATTTTGACTCTCTAAATCAAATGGCTTCTCACGCAGTTAACGTTTTGGGACAAGGCGGCGCAGGCACCGCAGCGGCAGCAACAGGCGCGGCACTTGGCGGGCTAGTTGGCAAAGGTATTGAAAAAACTGCTAACTATTTCCAAAAGAAAAAACAAGACAAAGCATACGATAATCTAAAAAAACAAGCGGCTAACGAAAGCAGTTGCAACATGACCATGGAAGGTGAATACTGCCCAGAACACGGGCTCATGGAGTGCGGCAGCATGTATGAAGGGTGGAAAAGTGAACTTGCTGGTGGCACCCTGGGTGGCGTAGGCGGAACAGTTGCTGGATCTGCATTGGGTGCATTAGCAACCGGGAGCCCAATTGGAGCGGCAATAGGTGGAGTTGTAGGTGGCGCAGCCGGTGGGACTGCTGGACAGATGGCAGGTAGAGAGTTAACTAAAGAAGAACAACTAAATGAAATTGCTCCATTGTTGGCAGCAGGTGCAAGAGCTGTCATACCATTGTTGTCTAAAGTTGGTCCAGCACTGGGTCGTATGGCATCGGGTGCAGGCAAAGCTGTTACTGGAAAAACAGCCGCTGATATTGGCCGCGGCACTGCCGATGTTGCCAAATCAGCCGCACAATCAGCCGCACAAAATGCAGATAAAATCGGTATTGGGTTAGGTGCATACCAGGCCATTACCGATGTGGCAAACAACACAATGGGTGGTGTAGGCGAAGTGTACCGTGACGTTGGTAAAGCTGCTGGAGCAATAACACAATCAGTTGGTAATGCAATCGATGGAAAAACCATTGCCGAACTAGCAAGCACCGCAGTTAAGTATTCAATTCCAATTGGTATAATATTGGCTGTATTATACGGTGGCAAAAAACTCATTGACCAGGTAATGGATGAAGGCTTAGTAGGTGGTGCAATTGGCACCGCATTAGGCGGCCCTGTAGGTGGTATGATTGGAAGTGCTATGATCGGTAACGCAGTAGGTGAAGGTCATGACGATCCCATGAACAGCAACAGTGCTATCACTGGTGCCTACTATGAAAGCAAATCTGATGATGCATTGCTGGCTAGAATAAAAAGTCTGGCCTTGATAAAATGATTTAAATATGGGCATGCTAAACTTTAGTAATGCCCAACAAATCCTTCCTACAGTCTGGCGTTTGCCAGACTTTTTCTTGGACTTTGAATCTGTACGTCACAGCTATCGCAGTCCGGAACAATCATGGACAACACAATATCCCAATCGATTGTTGACACCGTGGGGCTCTAATGCCACATTGGAGTCTGCACTGGCACAAGCACCTGCACAGATCAAACAATTGACACATCATTTGGTGCAACCACAAGTGATCTATTCAAGTGTTGATCTGTCAGGCAGCAAGATTATGATGCATAGACTACACCCAGATATCAAATGTTTTATTCAAGTGTACATGGGGGAAGATCCTGCACCTGAACTATCCAGTGTGTTCTGCAACAACTTAACAGTTAATGCTGATCACCCTAGCGACTATGCAGATATTTCTGAATTCAAGCCTGAAGATTTGATCAAAATAAAATACCGTCCCAACGAAGCCTGGTTAATGATCAATCAACCTAGATGTTTCTTTGGAACGGCACATGCTGTGGCACCTAATGCGGTGCGCGAAACTGTGAACTTACACTTTGGCGCGGAATTGCCAGCAAGCACTTAATCGTGTGCCAGTGATAGTATCTACATGATGCTCTTTGAGATCACTGTTTAGATTGATATAACCAGTGTTGGGTACAAAATCAAATCGTGTGCGTGGATTGCTGTGTGTAAACTCAGTACCATGCACATCGCCATGTGTCCACAAGTACACTTGATAGGTTACTACCAGCAACCCTGCATCTGAGTGATACGGACAATGCCACCCACTCAAATCCAGCCACATTTTGCATTCTGCAGGCATGAGCTTGATGCCAGTAATCTGTTCCAGAGAAGGCATTATTGTAGGACCCATGTCTTGTAGTTGTTTTAGTGTAGGCGACTCGGGTGTGAGTTGCAGTCGATACTCCAAACAGTCTGGATGACGGTGCCATGAATCTGCATGATTCAAATGGGTGGTGGATAGCTCTCGAAACGTTTCATCGCCAAAACAGTTTTTTACTTCCCAAAGATGGTGAGCAACTGAATGAACTTCGGAATCTGCGTCGTATATTCGGTGTGTGGTCATAACAATATTTACTTTGGAAACAGCTCGTGACCGTTTTTATAGTTTGTTCTAGAGCAAACTTCGGTGTAAAAAATTCTTGATGTTGTTGAATTCATCGCTGGTCCAGGATTGTATCAATCGATGATTGTGTTCTAACACATCACGAAATTCTGGATAAATGTTCCTAGCATCGGTATGATAGAGTTTTCTAATCTCGTGCCATGCCATGGTAAATCTCTTTTGATCATTTGGTTCATCGTCATAACTTTCGTTGATAATGTTCCCGTGAAATGTTCGAAACCCTAATTTACGTAGATTTTTTAACAATCCAGCAGAGTTGAACATTATAAAGATACGTTTGGCAAACAAGCACTTGGCAACTTTTTCAGTTAGAAAGTTTAAATTGTTGCCAGTGTCGCTGTCTTCGCACACTATGCTGTACCACGAACACTGATAAATGTGCCATGGCACCTGTAACCATTGGTCTGGCGCATTAACATACGATGGAGGTTTTTCAATACTTTCTAAAGCTGAACTGGTATATTTTTTAATTTGCCCATTGCGCAGATACCCCACAGGATCCAACATGTAGATTTGATCCCAGTCGTACTCACTCTGCGCTGGCTCCATTTCGGCCAAGGTAGCACTCATTTCATTGGCTTCTAAGATCCTGTACAACAAGTGTAATCGACTGGTGTTAACTGGTCCCATTATTGCGTCGAACATGTATTTTCGAAACGGCGTATTAACCTCGTCAACATTTTGGAATACATTGGCCTGTACCGTCATTCCAAATCTTGGTTGCGAGTTGCAGTACATAATTTCTGCCGGAGGCATGGTATCTTGCCATCTTCCAGAAAATATACATCGAATTTTTTCTGTTCTTAGTTTTTCACACAATTGTCCATACACAACAGGCCAACGGCTCTGCATGGCACAGTCGGTGTAGGTCACAACTAGATCCGCCCAGGACAAGTCCATTGCAGAATCAATTTGTTCATAGCACAACCAAACAATTTTTCGATACGACTCTACAGTGGCTGAGTCACACCTTGCTGACAACTCATCAGGATCTTGAACCAGTTTGATGTTGGGAAACAACTGGTCAAACGGCAGTACTGGCGACTCTGCAGTCCAGTAGAGGTGTGGATCCCAGATGTAAAAGTCTACTTTGGGTAACGGTAATAGTTCTTGGGTCATGGTGTAGTGTGATATTTATTTGGCAAAAGTCTTGCCTTTTACTATTGCGATGCTAAATACATTCGTATACAATACAACTTGTATGCACAGGCAACTAAGCATCTAAATTATTAGATAGGCATATAACATAGGCAACTTAACAAGGAGAAACACTATGGCATCATTAGCAGAAATCAGAGCACGACTACAGGCAGCAGAAGGCAACAAAGGCGGACAAGGTTCGCAAGGTGGCGGAGACAAATCGATCTACCCGCACTGGAATATGGAAGAAGGCCAATCGGCTACATTACGCTTCCTCCCTGATAGTAACACAAAAAACACATTCTTCTGGCAAGAACGAGCAATGATTCGTTTGCCTTTCAACGGCATCAAGGGAGAAATGGATTCAAAACAGGTCATGGTACAAGTACCCTGTGTTGAGATGTGGGGCGACGCTTGCCCAATCTTGGCAGAAGTACGTACATGGTTCAAGGACAAGAGCCTTGAAGATATGGGTCGTAAGTACTGGAAAAAACGCAGTTATATTTTCCAAGGCTTTGTTCGCGAAAACCCAATTGGTGACGACAAGACCCCGGACAATCCTATTCGCCGATTCATCATTGGCCCTCAATTGTTCACACTAATCAAAGGTGCGTTGATGGATCCTGAACTGGAAGAATTGCCAACAGACGCCATGCGTGGTCTGGATTTCCGTATCACAAAAACACAAAAAGGCGGCTACGCTGACTACAACACTTCAAAGTGGGCACGTAAGGAATCTGCGCTGACAGAAACTGAACAAGCCGCAATTGAAGCACACGGCTTGTTTGACTTGAGCACATTCTTGCCTAAGCGTCCAACAGACGTGGAGTTAAAGGTAATCAAAGAGATGTTTGAAGCATCAGTAGATGGTCAGCCGTACGACACAGAGCGTTGGGGTCAATACTTCCGTCCAGCAGGTGTTAACGCACCAGCAGGTGGCAACAGTGGCGTTACTGAAGACGACATTGTGGCTGCAAGTGCACCAGTAGCTAAGGCTGCTCCGGCACCTGCTCCAGTAGCAAGTGCATCACCATTTGACGAAGAAGATGATGTGCCAGTGGCATCAGCACCAGTTGCTAAACCAGCGGCTACAGGGCAAAATGCACAAGACATTTTGGCTATGATTCGTGCTCGTCAAAACAAATAATTGACACTACACATCACGCAAGGGGAGACACCTCTTGCGTTTCTTTCTATACATAGGTGATATATGGGAAAACCATTTGACGTAAGCAAGTTCCGCAAGGAAATTACAAAAAGCATTGACGGCCTAAGCATTGGCTTCAATGATCCTACAGATTGGATCAGTACAGGCAACTATGCCTTGAACTATTTGATCTCTGGCGACTTCAACCGCGGTATTCCGCTGGGCAAAGTCACTGTGTTTGCTGGTGATTCAGGCGCAGGCAAATCATATATTTGTTCAGGCAATATTGTTAAACACGCACAAGAACAAGGTATCTTTGTGGTGTTGATCGACAGTGAGAACGCACTGGATGAAGACTGGCTCAAAGCATTAGGTGTTGACACTGGCCCAGACAAACTTCTTAAACTGAGTATGGCCATGATTGATGATGTGGCAAAAACAATCTCCACATTCATGAGCGACTACAAAGCACTACCAGACGGCGAACGTCCCAAGGTCATGTTTGTGATTGACTCATTGGGTATGCTGTTGACACCCACAGACGTTAATCAATTTGATGCAGGTGAAATGAAAGGTGACCTGGGTCGTAAACCCAAAGCACTCACAGCACTTGTTCGCAATTGTGTCAACATGTTTGGTAGCTACAATGTAGGCCTGGTTTGTACCAATCACACATATGCAAGCCAGGACATGTTTGATCCAGATGACAAGATCTCCGGCGGCCAGGGCTTTATCTACGCATCAAGCATTGTGGTTGCCATGAAGAAGATGAAACTCAAAGAAGATGAGGATGGCAACAAAGTATCCGAAGTCAACGGTATCCGTGCAGGCTGTAAAGTTATGAAAACACGCTATGCCAAACCCTTTGAAGGTGTGCAAGTTAAAATTCCGTACACAACAGGTATGAGCCCTTACTCAGGTCTTACTGACTTGATTGAGAAAAAAGGCCTGCTCAAGAAAGAAGGCAACAGTCTTGTGTTTACCACAAGTGCTGGAGAGATCATCAAGAAGTTCCGTAAAGGGTGGGAACGCAACGATGACTCGTGCCTGGATGTTGTGATGAAAGACTTTGGTAATCAGAAGGCAGAGGTAACTACAGTCGAGGAGGATGCAGAATGAGTGAAGTAGTAGCAAGCGAGATTTGGGGCGAACTCAAACGTTTTGTAAACACAGTGGATCGTGCAGAAGCTGCAGAAACTGTGGTTCAGATCTTGATGGACAATGATTCAGACGTAGAAGATATCCGTACAGCTTTCAAAGGCGATTCAGATATCAAACGTGCATTGACTGCATATCTTGACAACGACAAAGACTATGTTGAAGAAGAAGACGCAGAGGAAGATGAAGATTTTGACGACTTTAATGAGGATGACTGGGAAGATTAATGTCCAAGACATACTTTCCAATTCGTACTGCAACAAGTTGTCAATTAAAATGGAATTGGACTGCTCTGTATCTCAATGGCGGATTTTCTCGAACGTGTCATCGCACCGCTGAAACACCTCTGACTCCGGAAAATTTTAATAATTTTCATAATACTGAAGTTGTGTTAGATGATCGTACAAGAATGTTGCAAGGGTTGTGGCCCGAAACTAGTTGTTTGTATTGTAGAAATATTGAAGAGTCTGGCGGAGTAAGTGATCGGCTACGTCAAATTAACGCACCAGATTTATCGCCGCCAGAGCTTGTTGATGATGCTTCTGCAATTCAAGTTAGTCCTACAATACTAGAAGTATTTTTTAACAACACTTGCAATCTAGGATGTTTGTATTGTACTCCAGTATTAAGTTCGGTAATAAACGCAGAGAATCAAAAATTTGGTAGTTTTGAAAAAAACAATGTATCGTTAATATCAATTGACACACATTACAAAGACTTGTCGCCAAATTTTTGGTCTTGGTTTCCTACAGGATTTGTCAAACTCAAACGATTTGGAGTGTTAGGCGGTGAGCCGTTCTATCAAAAGGAGTTTGAAAAACTGCTAGATATGATAGAACAGCATCCTAACCCCAATTGCGAACTCAACATCATTACCAATCTCATGGTGTCAACGGATAGATTAAACATGTTTGTTGACAGACTCAAGCAATTGTTATTGACAAAAAAATTAAAAAGAGTGGACATTACCTGCAGTATAGATTGTTGGGGACCACAACAAGAATATGTAAGGTGGGGGCTTGATCTTGCTCAGTGGCAGAGCAACTTTGAAACACTAATCATGAACAAATGGCTCTACATCAGTATCAATCAGACTATCACTGCTCTCACCATCAAGACCATGCCTGAGTTGTTGATCAAATTAAAAAAGTGGAATACTATACGACCAGTGCATCATCACTTTAGTGGACCCGCACCAGGGCCAAGCTATTTCAATGCTGGTATATTAGGTGGCAATCAATTCAAACAAGACTTTGATCAAATATTGTCACTGATGCCACAAAGCACAGATGAGGACAAAATAACATATGACTATATGTTGGGCATAGCAAACAACATTATTGCCTCAGATATTGACCCACAAGAAATCTCTAAACTATTAACGTATCTTGATGAAAAAGATCGCAGGCGCAACACCAATTGGGAAGTGTTATTTCCTTGGCTAACTGAGTATAAAAAATATGTGGTATAGTAAAGTTACAGCAGACCTTGGTCTTCTTCCAGATTTTGTTGCATACTACGAACACGAACTGGATGCAGCCAAAAAAGACTGTCGCATTGGTGGTATAGTAGAAAAAAACATTACTGCACTACCAGGAATCACAGAACATCGTTTCAATCAACTGCAAGAAATTGAGGCAGTGCTTAACTTTCTCAACATACAATTACGCAAGATTCGACGCCGACATTTTCAAAAGTATCTCGAAGGATATGCAAGAGCGTTAACTAGTAGAGATGCTGAAAAATATGTAGACGGTGAGGACGAAGTTATTGATATGGAAACTCTCATTAATGAAGTTGCATTGCTTCGCAATAGGTGGCTGGGTATTATGAAAGGCCTGGATACCAAACAGTGGCAAATGGGTCATGTGGTCAGGCTAAGAACTGCAGGCATGGAAGACATACAGGTGTAAATATCTGTATGAAAATTGTACTTGTAACTGGCGGCTTTGACCCCATCCACTCTGGACACCTTGCCTACTTTCAGGCAGCAAAACAACTAGGAGATAAACTTATAGTTGGTCTCAACTCAGACGAATGGCTTACTCGTAAAAAAGGCAAGCCATTCATGCCCATGAGCGAAAGATTTGCATTGGTCAGTGCATTGAAGATTGTAGACGAAGTTGTTGTTTACAATGACAATGACGGGTCAAGTTGTGATGCTATCCAACTGTTAAAAACACATTATCCCAAAGATCAAATTGTGTTTGCCAACGGGGGTGATCGCACCAAGGACAATATTCCTGAAATGGTCATTGACGATGTGGAGTTTGTGTTTGGTGTTGGCGGCGAAAACAAAATGAATTCCAGTTCGTGGATACTGGAAGACTGGAAAAAACCCCGGACCACTCGTGCCTGGGGATTCTATCGTGTGTTACACGAAGTAGGTCCTAATACCAAACTCAAAGAACTCACAGTCGCCCCCAAGACCTGCTTGAGCATGCAACGACACGATCATCGTGCTGAGTTTTGGTTTGTAGCCGAAGGCAAAGCCGCTGTGTACACCCTAGACAATTCTAGTGATCACGATCTCGTTGGTCATTTTGGAGTACATGAGCATATCTGGATCAAACAGAATCAGTGGCACATGTTGTGTAACGAAACAGACCAGCCGCTTAAACTGATTGAAATTCAGTTTGGCGAGAACTGTGTGGAAGAAGACATCGAACGCCGATGAAAGCCATACCAGTTTATGTTGGGTACGACCCAAGAGAAGCTATTGCTTTTCACACCTGTGCCAACTCAATCATACGGCATGCATCAAAGCCAGTGGCTATTATTCCTGTGGCCTTAAACTTGTTTCGAGACTACGAAGAAACACACACAGATGGCAGCAATCATTTTATCTACACACGTTTTCTAGTACCACACCTGCAAGAATACACAGGCTGGGCCATTTTCATTGATGGCGATATGATTGTGCGTGATGATATCGTGAAGTTATGGGAACTGCAGAATCCGTATAACGATGTCATGGTGGTCAAACATGACTACAAAACCCGGATGCCTGTAAAATACCTAGGATCAAAAAATGAAGACTATCCTCGAAAAAATTGGAGTAGTGTTATTCTGTGGAATTGTAATTCTTTTCCTAACAGGCAACTTACTCCCCAGTTCGTCCAACACGCCACGGGCAGTGAGCTCCACCGCTTCTCGTGGTTAGAAGATTCTCGCATTGGAGAGCTACCACCAGAATGGAATTGGTTGCCTGATGAATATGGCGTTAATAAGGATGCCAAGTTACTGCATTATACTCTGGGCACACCTTGTTTCCAGGAGTTTGCCGACACACCACAAGGTGATGAATGGCACAGAGAGCGTATTCTAACTGAATACTGCTTGCAAAGGAACATATGACATTACCACTGGCAGTTGTTGAACGCTGTCCTATGGAGGAATACAAACTCCAGCACAACAATTTGGTTGATGCACTCAAGCACATTAATCGAGATGCGGTGGCCTTGTATCACGAACTACAAGATCTAAGAACTCAATTTCGTAAAACCGCCGACAAAGACGATAAACGTTTTGATAAGAATCTTGACGTAGTGATACGAGACAAAGAAGAACGACTGTTTAGACTGATCAAGTTCAACGATTATCCTGCCATGGTCATGGCATCATATCCTGATGCAAAATTTATCAATAGCTACGATTATAAACGTGCTCGAAAAACCATCACAGATGATATCATAATACGTGGCATCTCATCGGGCGATTATGCTAAACATGCATTAGAGACCAATCGTAATTTTTACTTTATCGAAACTGGATACCTAGGTAACTATCGTTGTGAAAACAACATGACAGGTAGAAAAATATATCACCGAATAGAAAAAAATTCCATGCAACAGAGTCGGATCATGGATGTGCCCGATGATCGGTGGCGTGACCTGTGTGCGTTTAATCCCAAGTTACGTTATCAAGGATGGAAAAAACCAGGCAGTAAAATATTGCTGATCATGAGCACCGAAAAACCATTTGAATACTATGGTACTACCAAGAATGAATGGGTCAATTCAACTATTGATACTTTACGTCAACACTCTGATAGAGAGATTGTGATACGTGAGAAAGCCAGCCGTGGTGAGCGTACCAACGATACTATCTATGATGCATTAGACGAGGATATCTACGCTGTAGTAACCTACAACAGTATAGCTGCCGTTGAAGCAATTCAATATGGTATTCCTGCACTCTGTACAGCACCCACTGCGGCCAGTGCAGTGACCACTGCTGATTTCGCACAAATTGAAAACCCACCTAAGCTGAGCGAAGATATTATCTACAAATGGCTATCTAGTGTGGCTTATGGACAGTTTAGTTTAGATGAAATTTTAACAGGTCGTGCCTGGAGTTTGGTACAAGAGAATGATGCACGGTCAACCTTTAGTTATTAAAAGTTATCTAGGTAGCTTGCCCAAGCATATCAACGGCGAAGAAAAGATCAATGCCTTAACGTTCTTTGCCGAAGGTGCTGCTAAGTGTGGTGACCACGCTGTGACAACACAATCTCAAACCTACGAAACATGCGATGTTGGAGCAATCATCGGCAATGCATTTGATGCCAACCCGGGCAAAGTAAATCTTCCGCACTACAAGGTGCGTAAGATGGTCATGGAAACGCAGGCATCTCGCAATCGTTATTGGCTCAGCATCGACAGCAATGTGTTTATTTACAAGGACAAGCTGAATCCACATCGTTATCTACGGTATAGTTTCAATGGTGTGTTTCCTGCTACAGGAATTTATTGTAACAATACTCCTGGTATTGAAAATTGGAATAACATTCGTAGACATTACAACATGGACTTGAAGCCTTGGCGATCAACGGGAAGTCATATCTTGATCACGTTACAACGTCCCATGGGGTGGAGCATGCGTGGACAGAATCTAATGGCCTGGCTTGAGAATACGTTCGCTAACATACGTCGTTACTCAGACAGACCCATTATAATTAGATGGCATCCTGGTGATTGGAAAAACTACCCCAAATATGATGCTGTGCTTAAGAAGTATCGTGTAACTATCAGTCCACAAGAACGACACATCACACAGGATCTTGTGAATTGTTGGGCGTTGGTGTGTCACAATTCAACACCCAGTGCAGTGGCACCTATTGAAGGTGTTCCTGCGTTTATCACAGATGACCCTAGATACAGTCAAGGCGGAGACATTGCCAACACAGACTTTAGTAGATTGGAAAATCCACTCTTGCCTGATCGGGAGCAGTGGATTATGAAGCTAGCCCAGTGTCACTGGAGTTTTGAAGACCTGCGTTCAGGACGTTGCTGGGCTCACATGAGACAATGGGTTGTTTAGAAAATACCATTCGTTGTTTTTTAGTACCCCAGCGTCTAAGTGCCTTGCAATGAACAAAACCAAAATCTTCAAGCATTGAGGTATTTTGATATTTTATTCGAGTGTCAATTATTATTGTACTAACAGTGCCACTATTGTTTTCAAGAAACAGCTGATACTGTTCTAGTGGATAATGGAATCCCCATGAATTCAAACTGATTAATGTATCACATTCAATTATCAACGCAGGATCAGCTGGCAGGAACTCTACACTAACATTGTTAGATTTAAAAAAATCTTGCGCCACTTGATTGTCTGAATAAAATGCAATGTTGTCTCGGTAACCATAATGTTCTCCATCGACCACCCCATTGCCATCTAGTAATGTGATAGATATGTTTGGATTATAGATCTTGATTAAGTAGTCGATACCTCCAACCCCTGCGCCAACATCAACAATGTGTACTGAGTTAACAATGTAATTTTTAATATCTTTGTAATCTTGATTAACGTCTTGAATGTACGCATTAAATATTTCTTCGTTGGTTGTGCCAGCAATGTAAGGTCTTTGCAATTTAAGCAAGTGAATGTATTGTTCAGTTAAATTCATGTTTATAAATGTAATCGTGTTTTATACTATTAACAAGTTGGTATCCCCAACTCAATAATAATGTGTGTGCTTCTGCTCGTGATTCTTGTTCAACAACCAATACAGGATATGATTTCTTGATATAGTTTTCGCCGCCTTGTAATACGTACAGTTCAAATCCTTCTACATCAATCTTAACAAAATCTGCTGGTGGCAAATCTAGATCATCGAGACGTTGTACCAGTACTTCAAAATCACCGTTTGAGTTCACACGAGTCTTGCCGTAGTTGTCTGGAAATCGTTGCATCATCACTGTACCAGTTTCTGTACCCAATGCAGTCTGGAATATTTGAGTAGCTGGAGCATTCAGTTTCAAATAGTCGCAATGTAATTGCACAGGCTCTACCGCAAAATTACGTGCAAACTTTTGTTCTAGTGTATGACTCCACAGACCAAAATTAGCACCAATATCTACACTAACACCAAAGGTAGAAACATATCCTAATGCCAATCTACGTACAGGACCTTGATATTCTGCAGGCTCCCCTACTTTGGCATTGCGTTCAATAAACTTGCTAAAGTGTGATTCGTCGTCTGGCAACCAGTAGTTATGAAACTGTTTCATTGATATTTTGCCTGTTCACGCTTGAAAATTTCAAGTTCTTTGCGTTTGCCCTTGGCTGACCATATGGCACTTTCAGGGCGCATAGCCCAGTCAATATAGCTCATGGGCAACAGACCTTTTTTGTACTGCGGCACAATGGCATCCAGTATGAATTGATCCAAAAACCAGTACAGGTCATCTTGTGTGATACTGGTACGCAATTGTTGAGCATATTGTTGCAAGAAATCATTGCTACGACCTGTGCCTGTAAACAACATGGCACCTGCAAGGTGAGTACCGTCCTTGGGTTTTTCGTAAAGGTAAAAGTCCTGTTGCCCTAGTTGTGAATTAAAAGGGCCGCGTATCAGGCCATCAACATCGATTGCCAGGCATTGACTACCACGTGGCAATATTTCTGCCAACCTTACAAATCTTGCGCAGGCATAATATGTTTGTTGAACCAACTTGCGTAGTTCATATACTCCGTTGGTTTGTCCTTTTTTGTACATTTGCCTCTGTCGATCATTGGCAAACTCTCTGCGGCTTGCCCAATATTGAGTGATACGATCAAACTCTACAGAGTCGGTGTACTCATAGGTACAACTCACCCCTGGGCGATTGCAAAATTCAATTTGATCTGGTCGCGGATCGTATATGTGGATGTGGCATCCGTATTCGGGAGTGTTTTTCAAAATGCTATTGATTAGTGGTCGAGCATGCACATCAAAATACACAGTGTCTGCGGCTGCAAAAATAAAAAAACGATCTTGGGTTAACTTTCCGTTGAGTTGGGGGAATAACATAGTAAATATTTAGTGATCAGAAACATAGCCTATTATCCTTTGCACCGTGCTCTTAATGCTCAAGCACCAATGACTGCTATGTTGTCAGCACTGACTCAAGCCGGAATAACACCGCATGCTAACAGCATGGATTCTGATGCTGTGCTGATCTGGTCAGTGCTATGGTCTGGACGTATGGCAGCTAATCAAGCAGTGTACGAGCATTATAGATCCCTGGGACGCCCTGTCATTGTAGCTGACATAGGTGCTCTGCAACGTGGCACAACATGGAAGGTTGCAGTGAACAACATCAATGCACAGGGCTACTATGGACATTTGGATCGTTTGGATTGGGATCGTCCTAAAAAACTAGGCTTGAGTTTGAAAACTCCTGCAAAACCGAAACCACACATAGTCATTGCGTCCCAACATGCCAAAAGCGAGCAAACAGCCGGAGTAGATTTGAATCAATGGGTAAGAGAACAAATTCAATGCTTGAAGAATGTCACTGACAGACCCATACATGTGCGACCCCATCCAAGATGTCGTTTAGACGTTGCAGGACTAGGAGTCACAGTTGAACGCCCTGCAAAGATACCTGGCACCTATGACAGCTTTGATTTGGCACTGGATTGCCATGCTATTGTAAACTACAACTCTGGACCAGGTATACAAGCCGCCATAGCAGGAGTGCGACCTGTAGTTGACATGTCCAGTTTGGCCTATCCTGTAAGCGTTGGATTTGCTGACATAGAACAGCCGTACGTTACCAACAGAGATTTATGGCTTGCACAAATCAGTTACACAGAATACACACTAAATGAACTGGAACAAGGCCTATGGCTAAACAGAATACACTCAGCCTTGTAGATTGTGCGTGTGTGATACACGGCACTGGATATGATTGGATCTACGTAGAACGACTGTATAATATGCTAAGTCGTAATCTTCCCAACGGCATAAGGTTCCATGTGTACACCGAACATGACAGACCAGTGCCAGATCACATGATCAAACATGTGTTGACCAACTGGCCTGAAATATCTGGACCCAAACGATCATGGTGGTACAAACTACAACTGTTTAACTCTGAACATCATCAAGGCAACTTGTTGTATTTTGATCTTGACACTGTGATACTTCGTGACATCTCCTGGATCACACAACTGCCCACAGAATATCTCTGGGGTGTCAAAGATTTTAAGCACCTACAACGTCCAGGTTACTCAACATTAAACAGCAGTGTGATGTGGTGGAACGTTGAAAAGATGTCTTGGATATGGGATCAGTTTAACACCACCAATGTGGACACCACTTCAAGGCAGTACCCAGGCGATCAAGACTACATAAACGCCGTGCTTGGTCACAACAGAATTAGATATTTTGAAGACAGTCAAATGCAAAGTTGGCGTTGGCAATGTCTAGATGGTGGCTACAACTTTAACACTAGACGCCACAAAATTCCTGGTCAAGGCACACAAATTCCAGGTAGTACTTCAGTATTAGTTTTTCATGGCAAGCCAAAGCCACACGAAATTAACGACAAAGTAGTACAAGATCTTTGGCGCTAAAAAGGTTGACCAATAATTCCCATTTTGCTACAATAGAAGTATTGTAAGAAATAAGGAGTCCAAAATGGGTTACAAGGTTGTTGATACCACAGACATGATGCGTACCAAGTACGAGCCCCGTAAAGGCTTGGAAGGTCCGTTCAACTTCTCAGGCCAAGTGTTGTATTATGACAACAAAGAGGGCGCCTACTACGATCCCACTACAGATTTCTACGTTTCCAAAGAGGAAATGGACATTATCAACCAGCGTTTTTACGAAGTGCTTAAAAAATAAGCAGTTTTGTTGTAAAAAAGCCACATTTTACCATTTGACCAATAATTCCCAAACTGCTATAATACTTGTATAGTAATTAAAAAGGAGCCAGAGATGCAGATAGCCACAGCGATTGCCCAACTCAACAAAGAACAAGAGTTTTTGGGCATGGGATTTTTAGAACTCTTGCAAGACATTCAGCAGAATGGTGCAATGGTCTACAGCGAAAAAACCATGGCAGCTTTCAGGGTATTCATGGTGCAGGGTAGCAAGTTGTTTGCCCCGGTTGACCAATAATTCCCAAACTGCTATAATACTTGTATAGTAACTAAACGGAGCCACAATGCAAAACTGGACTGACAAAGTCATCCATTGGAATCAACTGCCCGGAACAGAAGTCAAACGTCTGTTAGCTACCTGGGGCAAGACTCCAGCAGAGATTGCCAAGTATGACAAGAAGCATGGATTTGTCAATGCCGCACCTAAGTCGGTAGCACCAATCCCTACGGCAGTGCCTGCCAAAGCAGAAAAGCCTGCTAAGACAGTGACAGCCAAACCAGCCGCTCGTCAAAAGCATACAGGTGCAGACGGTGAGATCAAGTTTGTAGCACACAGACATCTCTATGTGGGGTTCATGGGCGGCAAGGTTGTGGTAACCAAACGCACCGTAGATGCCTGCCGTGTGGTGTTGCTCGAACAGTTTGGAATTGAAGGTGTCAAGGTTGACGCTTAATTCGACTTCTGCTATAATTTAATTTTAACGCACAACAAGGAGCCAACCATGAGTGCCATTCGTATCATTAAGGGTGAGTATCGTAACAAGCCCGTCCGCAATATTGCTTTTACTTTAGTGTCAGGCTATGCCTCTGGCGCCAAAGGCAATTATGTTACTGTCAAGAATGATGGTAACTTTCCCAACTGCCCTGACACCGTGCGTGTCAAGGTAGATTCCATCCAAGATTTTGAATATGTAACAGGAGATGCCGTGCAAGACAATACAGTACATTTTGAGAAGCCCACAGTAGTCGAGACAGATGACGAGGCTATGGATCGTATCCGTGAGCGTTTTGACATCCTACACGAGATGACAAAGGCCACTGTATCTGGTGATATCCGTGCTATGATTGTGAGCGGCCCTCCAGGTGTAGGCAAGAGCTACGGCGTCGAGACAGAGATTGAGAAAGCCTGCTTGTTTGACAAGTTGGCAGGCAAGCGACTCCGTGCAGAGGTAGTTAAAGGCAGTGCCACTCCTATTGGACTGTACCAAACTCTGTACAAATACAGTGACGCCAACAGTGTTGTAGTATTTGATGACTGTGACAGCATCTTGTTAGATGACGTTGCTCTTAACTTGCTCAAGGGTGCCTTGGACTCAGGCAAGAAGCGTGTTATCTCCTGGTTGTCAGAATCCAGTGCCTTGCGCCGTGAAGGTATCCCAGACCGTTTTGAGTTTAAAGGTAGCGTTATCTTTATTACAAACTTAAAGTTTGACAAAATGAAAAGCCAAAAGTTGCGTGACCACTTGGACGCCCTCCAAAGTCGTTGCCACTACTTGGACTTGACATTGGACACCATGCGTGACAAGTTGTTGCGTATCAAACAGATTGCCAAAGATGGCGTGTTGTTTGCAGACTATGACTTAAATGAGTATGCACAAGATGACATTATTGACTTTATGCATGCCAACAAAGATCGTTTGCGTGAGGTATCCTTGCGCATGGCGCTCAAGATTGCAGACTTGCGCAAGAGCTTCCCTAACAACTGGAAGCGCATGTCAGAGACCACTTGCATGAAGAGTGCCTAACATGGCTTGGGTGGGTGTCATACTGTTAATCCTAGTAGGGCACCCACTGCTGGCAGTCTTATTAGCCTTTTTAATTTTAGTTTTTGGATAACTGGAGTGCCAAATGTACAAGATTTATGATGGTGATTTGTTTCTGTTTGCTGTGGACACCCAGTATGAGGCAGACGAACAACGAGAACAAGGTTTTCGCGTGGTAGTTGGTTAGTTCATTTTGTTTCCTTTTTTCCTGGGAGTAGGTTGGCTCCGGCCCAGGCTTTATGACAGACACCCTTAAAAAAGGTGTCTGTCTTTTTGACTTTTGCTTGCAATAAGTATATACTGTTAACATGAAACAATGCACAATACAAATACGTGATGAGGTCAATATCAAGCTAGAGGGTCTTGACCTAGATGTGCGTAAGAAACTGGTCAGTACTTTTAAGTACGAGAATCCGGCAGCAAGGTATTTGCCTGCTGTGAGACTGGGACGGTGGGATGGTAAGATTGCCTACTTCCAACTTGGTGGTAGCACTTATACCAATCTGTTGCCAGAGATTATTCCTATCTTGGAACAGTACAACTACGACATTGAACTAGATGACCAACGTGAATACTCAACCACATTTGAGTTTGCTGAGATGCGAGAGGATACGTTTGCTGACACAATGTGGCCCAAAGGACATCCACAAGAAGGAGAACCCATTGTGTTGCGAGACTACCAAGTAGAGATCATCAACAACTATCTGCAGAACCCGCAGTGCATACAAGAAGTGGCCACAGGCGCAGGCAAGACTATCATGACAGCGGCCTTGAGTTGGAACGTACAACCCTATGGTAGGTCAATTGTTATTGTGCCCAACAAGAGCTTGGTAACACAAACAGAAAAGGACTATGTTAACTTGGGCCTGGATGTGGGTGTGTACTTTGGTGATCGTAAAGACTACGGCAAGACACATACCATTTGCACTTGGCAAAGTCTAAACAACTTGCTCAAAGACTCCAAAGACGGCACAGCAAAATTCACTATACAGGACTTCATGGAAAATGTGGTATGTGTTATTGTAGACGAAGTACACATGGCCAAAGCAGACGCACTCAAAACTCTGCTGACAGGCATCATGGCTAGAGTGCCAATTCGGTGGGGATTGACAGGAACAATACCCAAAGAGAAGTTTGAAAGTCAAGCCTTGTTGGTTGGACTAGGTCCTGTTGTTAGTAAACTGTCAGCAAGTGAACTACAAGATCGAGGTGTGCTAGCACAGTGCCACGTTAATATTGTGCAGTTGGTAGATCACGTGGAGTATTCCAACTATCAAAGCGAGCTTAAATACTTGCTTGAGGAATCGGGTAGATTGGATACCATGGCGGACCTTGTGCGCCGTGTAAACGAAACAGGCAACACACTTGTGTTAGTAGACAGAACAGAATGCGGTAGACAACTAGTAGAACGACTAGGTGATGGTGCTGTGTTTGTGTCCGGAGCAACAAAAGCAAAAGCGAGACAAGACGAATATGATGAAGTGGCTGACGCAACAGGTAAAATCATTGTGGCAACTTATGGTGTGGCTGCTGTTGGTATTAACATTCCCCGTATTTTTAATCTGGTACTCATTGAGCCTGGTAAGAGCTTTGTTAGAGTTATTCAGTCGATTGGTCGTGGCATACGTAAAGCGGAAGATAAAGACCATGTTCAGATCTGGGACATAACATCAACCTGCAAGTTTGCCAAACGACATTTAACCAAGCGCAAACAGTTTTACAAAGAAGCCAACTATCCTTTTTCAGCAGAGAAATTAGAATGGAAATAAAAACATTATACACTTGTGGCTGCAGTTTTATGTCTATGGGTTTAGTACATCGCGGTGTAACTAGTTTTTTAGATTTATATGCAAAAGAAAAAAATTTTAATCATGTTAGTTTGGGTAGATCTGGGGCAACAAATTTTTTAATTAGACTACAAATAGAAGAAGCTATTAGTCAAGACGCCGACTATGTTATCATTGGGGCCACTAGCTCAGACAGAATAGATTTCCCTCTATTAGACAAAGAAGATCAGCTTGGCAATCATGTTACCATACATGATGTTGAATATCGAGGATACAATAGTTTTAGTGAAAATAATGTATCTTATAACGATACAAAGATGATTAGCGATAGTATTAGTAATTTTACCTATGAAAAAAATTATAAATTGATTCATAATAATCAGGGTCGACGAGAGATTACTCCAGAGATGATTACTGCTATGCATCATTATTTGGCATACCTACACAGTAATAAAATACAAATAACAAAAGATTATTTTATGATTAGTGATGGACTACGTAAGTTACAAGCACTAAACAAACCTTTTATTTTTATAGACGGGCCATTGCGCCACGGAGATTGGACATTTCTTGGAGATAAACATTGGAAAGGTCTGCAACCGTGGGATATGCCTTATGGGTTTAGTGACGCTACAATTACTCATAATCCACAAATAGCGCACAATGATTTCCTGCAAACTTTATTAGATTTAACACCTGATTGGAAATAAAGCGGTCGCATTACTTACAACAATCCTATATAATAACAAAATGAGAATACTAACACTAGACAATCAACACTACGACCTTGACCATTTGCCTGAAGAGGTAGATGACATGAGGTTTGCTATCTTAGACAACTCTAATCCAGCAGATCCTGACTATCACTTTATTCCGTTAATTTTTCTTGAGAGTTTCAACTCACCAGCATTGGTGTTGCGCATAGGCGACAACACAATCAAGATGCCCATGGACTGGCAAGTGTTAATTGGTGAACCAGAGATTGGTGATCTAGAAGTTCTACCACTAACCAGCATCAATGATCGAGGATTCAAAGTATTCCAATTCAATCCTCTTACCAGCTTCAGACCCAGCTTTCCTGACATTGAGATCCTGGATGTGTATCATGAAGTATCATGGTATGCCCCTAAACTCAAAAATGGACAGATGCTAGCAGTGCCTATTACTGATGGTGATGAGCCTGAATGTGTGTATTTTGTCAAAGACATTAGTCGCAACTGCGAGATTGTGGATTACAACAAGGCTTGGTAATGACCTACACTGAACCCGAAGTATTTGAAATAATTAATCGATTGAGTCGAATCTATCTGGAAAGCTATCCAGATGATCGAGAAGGCCTAGAGCGATTCCTACGTTGGGCACATAATCAATACGGCTACAAGTATGGGCAGTCTTGATCCAGGTGTTACTTACATATATGAACGAGTAGACAATCGTATCTATGCTCGAGAAATAGGCAAAACCAATCGACACTTGGTGGGCTGGACTGATCACGACAGCATTGCCATGAGAGAATATCGTAGCAAAATAAACCATGTGTTGACCATGTGCGAAACAGATCCAGCCATGAAGGAGTTGCTGGATCAGTTGTTTATGTTGTATAATTTAAAAAAACTCAATGAGTAACATAAAGTTAGCCATTTGTGGCGACAGCTATATGACTACTGATCAAACTGGCATTCATTGGACTGACCAATTGCCACCTGACCTACATAAAAAAATATTAGCAGTAGGTGCATGTTCAAATGTTTTGATTGCAAATCAAGTACGTTATGCAGTAGCACTTGGGTACAATCATGTGGTTGTGAGTTTTACTAGAAATTCTAGATTTGAATTTGATCGAGACTCTGCACATTCGGTGGTAGTTACTCCGGATCTAACTTTAAATGAGCACTATGCCAAACGGTGGAAACATTCGATAATGCCTGATGCATATCCTGTGGAAAAAAAATTTGTAGATCATTATTATGGGTTGGTAGCAACAGATTTTTTAGCACTACAGTCATATCATGTTGTGCTGTCTACTTTGAATTTTTTAAAAGCAAACAACATAACATTTGCTTACACACTTGGCGGTACTGAATTGCCAGAACATGTGTTCAAAAATATGAGCATACCAAACGAGTTAGAGCAATACCTTGCAAACAAGATATCCGCAAATCTTTGGGATTACCCCAATCCCACATTACACGGCTATCACGTGTATGATTGTGATTGGCAAGATAAGTTCAAGCAAGCGGTAGGAGAAACACTGGGTATTGACTTTTGTTAACATAGTGTTATAATAGTAATATGACTGATAAACTAAGCATTGCTAACGAGATGAAAATGTTTGACCACAAGGTCAGAGACTTCTATGACGAGTTGTCAGAAGACGAGCGCAAGAAGTTTGCTCCATTCCTTATGATACGATGGGGATCGGCAGTAGAAGGTTCGAGAGATCTACAGGAGTTCTATGTTATTTCTACAAATGAACGTTTAAACAAAAACTTCTTTAACATTAACTCAACTCGACATCGTAAACTGCAATGGCTCATGGCCACAACTGTGAGTCCAGGACTGGGCTCAATGAGACACAACTGGATTGCTCCCAAGAAAAAAGAAGCAGGTGTTGGTAGCATAAAAAAACAATTGGCAGAGCTGTTTCCGCACTACAAGTCAGACGAGATAGACGTCATGGCAGCAATAACAACCAAAAAAGAACTTGATCAATACATTAGAGCACATGGCCGAGACAACAAGTAAGTTTACATGTGAGTTTTGCAAGAAAGAGTTTGCACGTGAAAGCTCTATTGCAGTACACATGTGCGAGCCCAAGCGCAGGCGCATGGAACAAAGTGAGCGTGGTGTACAATTGGGATTCCAGGCCTACATCAAGTTTTATGAAATGGCACAAGGTAGTGCCAAACTCAAAACATTTGAGGACTTTTGTGACAGTCCTTATTATCGAGCCTTTGTAAAGTTTGGTCGTTATTGTGTAAACACACGAGCTATTAACCCTGCACAGTTTATGACCTGGTTGCTTAAGAACAACAAGAAAATTGACCATTGGTGCAGTGACAAAATCTACACAGAGTACTTGTTGTTCTATTTGAAGGTAGAAGCTGTAGCAGATGCCTTGGCCCGTGCAGTAGAGTACAGCATTGACTGGCATGAGAAGACCGCGCATCCAGCACACGACTGTTTAAGATATGGCAATACCAATGCGTTATGTCATGCTGTAACAACAGGACGCATCAGTCCCTGGGTAATCTACAACTCAGCGTCAGGCCAAGAGTTCTTGAACACACTAGATACCTCACAGATCACAATGATATGGCCATACATTGATTCAGATGCATGGCAAAAGAAATTTCATGACTACTCAGCAGACCAAGAGTATGCCAAGGAAATTTTAAAACAAGCAGGATGGTAACATGATTCAGATTGACTTTCAAGGTGGGGCACACGGCAACTATCTTGAATTTGTCTGCAATACCATGTGCGGAGTAACAGAAGGCATTCCCTTTAACTCAGCAGGCGCCTCGCACTTAAAAAAAGTACACTAGCAGAAAAGTTTTCTATGCCGATCACTATTCGTATCAGGGCAAGGATCTAGGAGAAAAAGTTGTTAGTATTCAAATAACCAAAAATGACTTGCTGCCGTTATTGCAGATCAGTTTGTTGCGAGCTGGTGATTATGGTTATGATAACAACAACCTCGAAGTTGACACTTACAACAAACTCAACAATTCAGATTATCGGTGGGCACTGGATAAACTTATTGATGGATTTTTCAAAGATCAAGTACAACAAAGTTATAATAATGTACGAGATCCGGCGTGGCCTGACATCAAAACAATCAACGACTATAATGCGTTGCCTGTACACATTCAACATGAATGCAACACTATACACAAATTAGAACTACTTGAACTATCTGAAAACTATCCCAACTGCCCAAGATCAGTACTGAGAGAATTTTTTTCAAATAGGGTTTGAACATCCAGGCCAACAGGGATTTATGCATCGCCAAAACACCATGGTTAATTATGGCACACGATCGGTGTGTGTATTTCCTTTTGAGTGTTTCTACAACATTGATCAGTTTGTGCATCAACTCAAACGCATTGCATCTTGGGCAGGAATACAGTATAATCAACATGATAGGATTGTGGAAATGCATGAAGAGTTTTTAAAACGGCAACCATATGCACATAGTAAAACTAGATGTGATGCTATGGTGCAAAACATAATACAAAATCAACCAGCCGATGATGTTAGAGATTTACTAGAAGAAGCGTATGTAAACGCACAATTAAAAAAAGTACGGACATGAGTGCAGATATTGACATTGACTTTGCTGACAGAGATCTTGTGCTGAAGTTGATTCGGCACACTCCGGCACGGCAAGTGACACAAGGTCAAGTACGCCGACACAACTCAGGTGTGTATGTTACAGACATTCCACATGATCCCATAAATGGGTGTGCAGCCATAGACTATGAACAAGCAGAACAACGTGGCTACTTCAAACTAGACTTCTTGAATATGAGTGTTTATCAGCTAGTTAAAAGTCCTGAACACTATCAAGAGATGTTGGCAGCCACACCTCCTTGGAATAGACTTTGGCAAGATACCAATTGGTCCAAGCAGTTGGTTCACGTGGGAAATTACACAGACTTGTTGAAGAACATGCGCCCATCAACTATACCACAGATGGCAGCGTTTATCAGTATCATTAGACCAGGCAAAGCTCACTTGCAGAATCAGCTCTGGGCGGATGTGTTTGCTACAGTATGGGACGGCGACGACTCACAAGGATACACGTTTAAAAAGTCACATGCTGTAAGTTATGCAGCCTTGGTTGCATTGCATATGAATTTAATTGACAATCATTGACCGATGCCAGTGTGTTCCAAATGCATCAACAGACTCAGGTGCATTGATAAATGGAAGCATGGCATTCCAATAGTCATGTGCTCTTTTTTGTGCTGTAGTTCCTAGCATCTTGCATAGATAATGGCTACCACCTGGTTTGAAAAGTTCTGCATAGTCAAGGTCAATTGGCAGTAGAGGTGCCAACTTTTTATAAAACATCAAGTAATTTAATTGATTGTTATCCGGTAATTGTTGATCAGTTATTGCCATGTCAATTTTATTGTTGATATAATCAATAGCGTAGTTGTTGGTTACAAATTCTGAAGTATCGAATAGATTCCCAACAAATCTAATTTTATGTTGTCGAAAGTGGTTGTTGTATTCCATGCCAATACACAGATGTACTTTGACCAATCGATCCCAATGATATTGTATCATGTCTGCACGGCTCAAATCAATCCCGGCTATTGTTAAGATTCCTGAATCAACTAAGTTGGCTAATCTGTTTATGTTGCTATCACTAGTACTAACATCGTTGTCAATGTGGCACGATATTGCTAACGTACAATTAACAGTTGGATCGATGATCAAATCACCACAATCGATACTATCAAGTAATAAAGTGACTGACCATTGAGCAGTATTAATCCTACTGTACCCTACTAATGGATCAATGATCCAAGGAGTTCTTACACTCCCGTTGCACAGGCCAAGCCAACCACAAACAAAGTCTTTTCTTGCTCCTGCACTACCAACAGTTATTATAATTTTAGAAACTCTTAAATTATCACACGGATTCATGTTAATCTAATTTTCTGACCAATGTTATGCTCTTTCTTTTGATTTTTTTGCGAGCAATGTCCAGCAGGCTACATGCAGGCCCGTGTATGATTTCTAGATCTTTGTTGACAAATGTTCGTAAAGTGTAGCGGAATTTGTCCCAATCTCCGCGCAAGAATATGTTTATGGGCACACTACGATTGCTTTCCCACCACCAGGTGGTAGCTAGCTCTAAAAACTGTAGTTTATCCTCTTGTGCAAGTACACTACCAAAGTCGTAGATAGTTGTAACAGCATCGTCTCTGTTTTGTACAACCCCAACATACTCGGTGTTGGCATAAACGCAAAGCGTAACAAACGGATACTTTTCCGTGAGTTTTTCAAAAATATTGTTACCCATAAATACTTGTCGAGGATCCTATGTATTCAACCACTGCTTACTTATATCAGCAAATTACCAGAGTATTATTGATTGACACCAGTGGTGGCTATTTCACAGCGAGGTACGACCCAGTGTACGCAAAACAATTAACCGTTAACAAAGGTGTAGATAATGTTCTACTCTTTGAATTTATCAACCAAGATCAAAAGCCTGTAAACGTTACAGGCAGCACATTTGTGTTCCGCATGATCAGCCAAAATGGCGATGAATTACTGCTCAGCAAAGAGATGGAAATACTCAGTGCCGCAACTGGCAGAGTCAAAGTAGTGCTGACAGGCGAGGACACTATTGATTTAATAGCACAGCCTGCCAGCTACAGTATTCAGCGTACATCAGGCAACTATGTGCAAGCTGTGTACACAGATGCTAACTCACAAGCACGAGCAGACTGCAACATCGTAGACTCAGTGTTGCCGCAGTTTCAAGACAGCGCCAACTTGACCATACCCACAATTTACGGCCCTATGAGTTGGCCACAGAATCCGCCTAGTGGTTGGCCTGATTGGGCATTGAATCCGCAACCTATTAACTATACTCAAACTACAGAATTCTACTCCAGCCAGATTCCTACTGTGGGTGCTAGCTTGACCACAGTCAAAATGGATCTAACACATTTTACTGGCACAATCAAAGCACAAGGCGCACAGGATTATGAAGCACCTTGGTATGATGTAACCACATCTACTTCGTATCTAAATGCCACAGAAACCATTTATCTCAACATTGTGGGATTCCATCCGTTAATCCGTGTGGCATTTAATCAAAGTCAAGGCTGGGGCGCCACTGCCACTGCCACGGTGGTTGATGGTGTGGTCACAGGAATCACTGTGAACAATCCTGGATACTATTATGTTGCTCCTCCAAATGTGTTGATTGTGGGCAACGGTGCAGGAGCCAAGGCCACAGCCACTCTGGGTGCTGATGGCGGATGCGGACCAATCACAGTGACCGATGGCGGTTCAGGTTACTTGCCAATTACATTTGGTAATCCTGTGTATGCCAATGTTGTCATAAACAACGGCACTGTTACCAATTTGATGTATCGCTGATTGATCTTTGTCGATTAATCTGTTATACTAAACAGATGCTAGACATTGTCTCCTACTTACCCGGCAAACGCAAACACACTCCATCTGGATGGATCAGCTTCAATGCGGTGTGTTGCCATTACAATGTTGGCAGTGTTGACAAACGCAGCCGTGGTGGACTCAAGGCCTCTGAACAGGGCTGGAGTTATCACTGCTTCAACTGTGGATACACCGCCAGCTTTATCCTTGGCCGCTCAGTGAGCTACAAGGCCCGTAGGCTCTTGAACTGGTTTGGTGTACCCGATGC